ATGGCAAAAAGTATAAAAAAACTAATTACTTCCTACAAAGCAACCAAAAAACAACTGAAGAACATGTTAGCTGAAATAGAGAATTCCAACCAAGAAGCTAGTGCCGGCGGTGTACATGGTACAGATCGGGAAGCATTGCGCAGTAGTCTGGCCGCAAGCATTCGCGATGTGGAGTATGCGATTAAATGGCTGGAAACAGGCAGACAACCTGATAATCAACGAGGTATTCAGAGACGATCAAAGGAACAGCGAGAGATTTTATTAGACCCTTTTAAAATGCAAAGCTATGTGAGTCCGGGAACAGGAGGATGCCGTGTCGGTGTGAGTGATGCAGAACGGCAGCTAATAGATTTTTATCTTCAGTTCGTTACAGAAAAAGAAAGAGAGTGCTATCTGATGGTGCATGGGAGCGGCTTTACTCATGAGAAAACCGCTGAAATGCTCTTTATATCCCGAGGAAATGTATCTACCTTGCTGTCTCGTGCCCAACAAAAAATTGAGTTTGCCAAGAATGTAACAGCTATCCTTATGATGGCTGTTTTCTTTTTACTCGTCGGATGCGTCAAAATCTATTTTTGCGAACGTTTGTTTGTGTGGGGCAGAAGCCACCTATAAGTGTAAGGACCATTTGGCGAGGCAGTAACGGTTGAGCAAGGAGGTACGCACCAGAATGATCCTGCATCCAAGATTACTAGGAGCTGTCAGAGAACAACTGGCTAATGAAAGAAAGCCATTTATACACAAGCAGCTAGCATCTGTAAAACGATCAGCAGAACAAAAGGTAAACCAGACTAGAAAGCAGGCAACAACATATGAGGGAAGATCGCCTCCCATATCCACACTAAACAATGAGCAAAAGCCTTGAAAGGAGGTGCAAATAGAGATGGACAGGGATTTGTCCACGCTAATTGATTTGGTAGAGGAGGCATATCCCCATATACCGATCATTTCCCAATTAGGAGAGTGGATGGAGGGGACGTTTCCATTACCATCCGCTTTTGTCATGACCCAAACGATCAGTGAAAAGGGAAATAGCCTGACCAGCTACAAAGTGATTTGTGAAGCAACTATTATGTTGCACTATCCCTTGGAGCAAGAAAAGCAAGTTCCGCTTTCGACAGGTGTCTTGCGAGATTTGTTACGAAAGCAACGTTATAGTTACCGAGGCAAAAATAAGCTCTTGCTTGATATCGACCCGAGCACTTTTTCTGTGAATACCGAAAAAAAGGAACGGGCAGAAATAACATTTCGCTATGAGTACCTTATGCCTGTACGAAGAGAGCAGGTTGAGAAAATTGCTATCTTTGATGTGAAGGAGGATGGACATGGCTAAATCAACAGGCCAAACCAATGGTGGTGCAGTCAAAAAAACACTGCTAAAAAAGAACAACGAGCGAGTAGAGTCACAGCCCCTCAACACTACTGCTCAGGAGAACAAGCGCACTCGTCTGGAATGGATTGAGAGTGCACCACTGTTACAAGCTGAGCGGTTTGAAGTAGCAGGAGCGTTACATGCATTTACGGATCAGCAGGTAATTAATGAAGAACAAGTACGACAATACGTATCTACATTTCGAGGAGGTAAATAGTATGACAATCCAACGTGAACGACCAGGTGTAAACGTAGAATTAAAGGCGAAAGCACAGGAGCGAGTCCTACCGAAAAGTGGTGTGGTACTAGTACCATATCTAGCTGAATGGGGAGCCCCTGATCAGGTCATTACAATGAAGGGTTATGAAGAGCGCGTAGCAGAAACCTTTGGACAAATCGATATTTTGGAGTTGGCCGCAGAAGGTGGCGCTACTGTAGTTGGCTATCGTATGACGAACGGTAAGAGTGTTGCGGCCAGCTATTCACAAGAAGGTTCGATTGCTATTCAAGCACGTTATCCAGGCTTAGTTGGTAATGAGCTACAAATTTCGATCAAGGATTCCACAGCAGAATTAGGTAAAAAGGAATTGCAGGTCAAAGGCCCAGTAAAAACAGAGAAGTTCTCGTTTGCAAATATGGACGAGCTAGTAACCAAAGCAGAACAATCCATCTATATCAAGGTGAAAAAGCTGGGTGACAAAGCAGTAGAAGAAACAGCAATGACGGCACTCTCGGGTGGAACTAGCGGCATTGCTACTTTATCGGCTACTGACTTTACTACTCTATTTAACTCTATCTCAGGTGTTGATTTCGACGCGATGTATTTACCGTCGGCTGATGCGGGAATCCAAGCAGCAGCTAAACAATTCATGGTGGATCGCGAGCTTTTTAGCAAAAAACGTAGCACGCTAGTAATCGGAGGTTTGCCGGAAAAAGATAGCAACATGAACGAGCATGTGGAGCGCTCTGTCGCCAACAACTCTCGACGTGTCGTAAACTGCGCCATTGCAGGTCAGCATGTAAACGGCAAGACCTATGCAAGCTTAGAATGGGCGGCATGGCTAGCAGGTATGATCGCTGCTACGCCAGCTCACATTTCTCTGAGTGCACAGCTAGTGCCGATGAAAAAGGCGGCAAAGGATTGGGGACACACTGAAATTCAAAACGCGCTTAACTCTGGTACATTGATTGCCGTTCGCGATGGTGACGTGTACCTGATTGAAAGTGCGGTCAACACCTTAACGACATTAAAAGCAGCAGAACGTGAGGATTTTGGCAAAATTCGCGTCTCAATGACCCTTGACCAAATTGTTAATGACATTACCTCTGTTGGGAAAAAATATAAAGGCAAACTGGACAATAACGATATTGGCGGTGCGACGTTCGTTGGAGCGGTTAAGACCTATCTCGAAGTGCGTGAAGCGCAAGGCGCTATTGATAAAGGCTGGATTTTTGAAGATAAGAAAAATGGAATTGGTGACAAACGCGGATTCCGCTTAGCCGCCAAGCCACTAGATGCTATTGAGCTTTTCGATATTGAATGGGAGGTGCTGTAAGCATGCGTCAAAGCGATATTAAATTAAAAAATTGTCAGGTATACGATGAAAATGGTGATCCAATCTACGGTACATTGGAAGGAAAGGCCGTCTTAAAAACAGAGTATGGCGATGTAAAGCGTCTGCAAAAGGGCTCGGTGCAAACTATTGACTCTTGGCATGTGGAGGTTACTTTAAAGGTATCATCTGTTAACGCTCTGCTCAAATATTTTTGCGTGGATCAAATTACGGAGGGTAAAACTCCCGTAATTCCACAGCTTTTGGGCGAAATGGTCGATAAGGAAAACGGCAATACAGAACGCGTTCGTTTAACGGATATCTATTTAAACCCAGAAGAAATCACATTATGGGAAGCAAAGGCAGATGGAAACGATAACGCGACTTATGAAATTAAAGGCCGCAGTAACAAGAAGCCTGATTATCTTGATAAATTGCCAGAATATACAGAAGAATAGGGGGCTTTTTCATGGGGAAATTAGAAAAATTCTTAGCGCAAGCAAATGAAACAACACCACGTCATGAGATAGAAGTCAGCATTGATGGCGAGGTATGGAAGGTACGTCAGCTAACCTTAATGGAAAGTCGGATTTGTGAGCGTGAAGCTGATAAAGGCGATAAATTCGACTGGTATCGCTATAATGATGCTCGCATTGTTAAGGCGACTGAGCACGATTTTAATTGGAATGATCCAGAGCTAAAGAAAGCCTACAAAGCAGGGGACAAATTCGAGCTTCCTGGCAAATTATTTGATCGCAACCCGGACGCATATGCGCTCCTTATAGAAACCGTGCGCAAAGCAAATCAGGGTCAGACAGAAGAAGAAGCGATTGAAGAAGCAAAAAACTAATTCAATCCGACGCGGAGGCTTGGCATGTAGCGAAGGCTTATCTGCATGGCAGAGGTCTCCCGGCGGAAATCGTAGAGTATGAAGTAGATCGTTATAAGCAAAAATTATTTATTATCGCATGTCAGATCATTGAATTAGAGGCGGAGGAGAAATGATATCCTCCGCCGTTTTTTTGCTGAAGAAAAGATATAGCATGAACGGAGGTGAATGCAATGGGCAACGATATGGTTGTTGAGCTACTTTCTGTCCAGAAAGAGATGTTTAAGGTAAGGCAGGGCATGCTGGAATGGAAAAGAGACTCGGCTTCGTTGCAAGCAGCTCTGGGACAACTGGGACGCGGATTTTTACAAGAAGCTGATAGGATGGAACGGCGCATTAAAGAGGTGCGTTCTCAATTACAGCAACTGGGAACCTCCGTACAAGCCAAGCTTCGTGTAGAAATAGACGATCAGGCGACACAAAAAATTTCGCAGATGCGCAGTCAATTTAGCCAACCCGTGGTGGTGAGCGGCGGAGGAGATGACGGCGGCTCTGCTAACCCCTTTGCTGACCCCGTAGGGCAGGGGATGAGCTGGTACAAAAACTCAATCCCTGAATCTCAAGCTGCGGCAAAAGAACGCGGATTATTTATTGCCAAAGGAAAAACGGATGCCGAGGTCCAAGATTTAGATCGTAGTGTTGAGAAAATCATCCAAATCAACCCGGAACTAAGCAAGACAGAAGCTATAAACATCTATAACAAAAGTGACGATGTAAATGCAAAGGATAAGGCTGCATTTGCCGAATATGCTACCAAATTAAGTATGACTACAGGGTTTTCTGCTGACCAGAGCTTAAAAATGATGGCTCTATTACGCGACAGCACAGGAGTTAGTGATCCTGAGCGACTGGCAAATTCTCTTCAATATATGAGTAACAATATGAAGGATTTTAGCGATGATTTTGTACCCTCTATGATCAAATATACCTCCCAGCTAGGGATGGTAATGGATACACCAGAGAAAATGGCGATGATGGTCGGCGAAATTGGCAACATGGGTATTCCATCAAATGACATGCCGCTAGGCGCGTTAAAAGATATTGCCTTAAAAATGTCTTCTCAGGGTGAGCTGAGTAAAGTATTACAAAAAGGCTATGAGGCGGACGGGAAAAGTCCTGAGGAAGCCAAACGGCTAGCTGACATAGAGGCCATTCAAGTAACCCAGCTCTTGCATTCAGATAATAAAAGCGATAATCAGCAGGCGATGGGACGTATTTTTATGAATCTTGCTTCTATTAAAGATGATAATGTACGTCAAGAGATGCTAAATGCAGTAGGCTCAGGCTCTGGTAAGGAGCTATTGCAGCATCTAGTGCCGCTGATGGAGAAAACGGGTAAAATTTCTGCTGGCGAAGTTGAAAATAAAGTGGCTAATAATGAAGCAAATAAATCCTATAAGGCTGCAATTGACCAAAATCCTTGGTTTGAATATATGCAAGCCCAAAGTGAAGCCAAGGCAGCCATGGTGGACTTAACAGCTACAGTAGCCAAGGATTTAACACCGGTCATAAAAAAGTTAGCTGGTATATTGACTTTCTGTATCAAAACTTTTAATGAATTACCAGAGTTGGCTAGATATACCATAGAGGCGATAGGTATCTATACTCTTGCTAAAATGGCGAAGGGAAAGTCAGAGGAAGAGGAAGAAGAAGAAGAACCAGATGACAGTCCAGATGCAGGTGGGGAAGAACGTAAGAAGCGTAAGGGCTCGAAGAAAAAAAGAGGAGGCAAAAAGGGGAAAAGAAAGCTAGGGCCCTTTACATTCGGTGGAAAAAACACGGGAGGACCCAGCAAATCAACCAAAAATAATCCAAGTAGCCCAAGTAATAAGAAAAAAACTACGAAACCAAAAGCTAAACCCAAGCCAGCCAAGCCAGTTACTCCTAAATCTAAACCTCCTACTACAGTCCCTAAAAAAGCTGGCAAGCCCACTACCGGATTCGGCAAATTAAAGGACATTGGCGGTAAAGCTTTTGAAGGGATAAAAAGCTTTGGTGGTGCCGCGTGGGACGGATTAAAGAACCTGGGCGGCAAAGGCTTTGGTGGGGTGAAATCCTTTGGAAAAGGTCTGTTGAAAAAAATCCCTTTTGTAGGAGAAGCAATGGGCCTCGCCTCATTGGTTACCTCTGACAACAAACCGATGGAGCTATTAAAACTTGGTGGAAGTGCCGGGATGAAAGCGGCAGGTACTATGATTGGCGCTACAGTCGGCTCGATTGTGCCAGGATTAGGCACAGCGGTTGGCGGAGCAGTTGGTGGATTTTTAGGTTCGGTTGGTGGAGACTTCCTCATGGAAAAATTGCCTGATTGGTTCGGATGGGGCAAAGAAAAGCCAGAGACACCACCTGCACAAGTACCTCCAGCACCAGCACCGACTCCAGCTAGTGGTGATGCCAGCCCTAGTCAAATCAAGTCTGCGAGCAGTAAGCCACAAGATACGTTAACAACGACACCTGCACCACAAGTAACGCCGGCAGCTGCTAATGCCGCAAATAAGAAGGATACAGCTCAAAATCTATCGGTAACGGTCTCTTCCATGCCTATCACGCTACATGCAGATGGTGTGCTTCAGGATGTTGCAGGTATGATTCGATTATTGAAGGACCCTACTGTTACCAATGAAATTAAACGTATCATCGAGACTGCTTTCGTCAATGCATTAGAGACTAGAGGTGGAAAAGCATGATTCGTATGCAGGGAAAGTATCGGCTGACGTTTCCCGTAACCCCAGCAGAGGTGCAAATAAAAGGCTACGGAAATGATGCAGAAACATCTACCAGTATTTCGCTTGTTACCAAAAACAGACTATCTGCTAATCGAGCGAAGTCAATTTCCTTTGAGTTTTGGCTTCCAGGCGATATAGAATCTCCTTTAATCGAAGTGCAAGGCTATCAGGGACCACGTGAATGGTTAGCCGGTCTAGATCGAATCTCAGGGAAAGAGGTTCTGCTCACAATTGACGAGTTAAATTTAGCATGGAATGTCTTAATCGGCCCTGTGGATGGGACGTTTAAAGGAATGAATGTAGATTATTACGGGTCCATTGAATTACCGATTTTTATTAAAGATGAGTTCGTAGAGTGGTCTAGCAATAAAGAGCTTCTACAGCCGCCTGTGATCATGGCTAAGCAACAAAAGGCTCGTGCCAATACGACAGGAAAAACCGCAAAGAAACAGCAATCATCCCCATATCTTTTAACACCAGCCAAAAATATGATTCATCAGGATAGAGAGATGCGTAGCAAACAGCTTACTCGTATCCAAAAGAAAAATGCTGAATATAAAAGCAAAGCCTAGGAGGGAGCGGCTATGCGTGTGATTTATGGAAAAGATGCTACCCGACTTGATGTAACACCTGCCGTGACGGATGTTTCTTGGTCCTCATCCAGAGGACAGATTGCCCAGGTGTGTCAGATTCAGCTACGGAATCCCCCTGTATTAGCTGCTGCTGGCTATCTCATGATGTTTCCTAATGAAGCCAAGGAAAGCGAACAGCTCTTTCACGGCCCCTTAGTCGAATGGAATCGGGACGAAAAAACGAAGGAGCTGAGCGGAACTGCTTACGAGCTGTCATGGTATTTACAAAAAAATGATTGCTCAAGACCCTATTTGAAAGGGGATGCAGGGAAGGAGCTGGAGAGGATTATCCAGGGAGCAGGCATTTCGTTTCAATGCCCTGCCTTTGGATTTACGGTAAAGGAACGGCTCCCTTCCCAGCCGTACACCTCGTTGTTTACAGATATAGCGGAGAGAGCCTTTGAACGGACAGGACTTCGCTATTTTATCCAGCACCAACGTGATAAGCTGATTGTGCTGGCAGAGGGAAATAATCCTTATGTCCCTGTGTTTCAGGCTAATATGCTGGAGGCTAGCTCTACCGGGGAAAGCTTGGAGGAGGTGTACACGGCTGTAACGGTAGAACGCTATGAAGGAGATCGGGTAGCAGGCAGAGTCACGAGGGAACATCAAGATTTGATGAAAAAGATCGGACGGATGCAAAAAATCATTGATGCAGGCGAGGAGAAGAATCTCGCCTCTTTGGCGTCCAAACAGCTTGCTACGTTAGCTAAAATACCGCGAACACGCTCCATAACCGTTCGTCACACAAATTCACTCATTGCTAGATTGCGGGCAGGCTGGCTGGTGAAAATTCAGGAGATAAATGGTCAACAAAGCAGTTGGATCGTGACCTCCTGCAATACCCGATGGAAAAACAGGGAATTTGTGATGGACTTACAATTGGAATGGAGAGGATAGGATGCAACAAGCGATTAATAGATTGTTTACCCAAGCAAGAAGTGGCATTAGTGATACCCAGATCGAATTTGGCACGCTACAAAATTATGCCCCAGTGGTCATGAAACTAGATCAGGACCCAACGCCCCTAAAAGAGGTAGAGGATGATCTAGTATTCTTTAAAGATGAGCTATTTACAGAGCCTCAACTAGGGGCTACCTATGCTCTAATGAGATGTTCTTCGGGGCAATATCTGGTGCTGGGTGAGGTGAAATAAATGTTTCCTGCTTTAGAAAGTAATCGAGAGTTAACAGATACTCCTTCCCCGATACCCTGGACTTATAAATTGGATTGGACTACGTTTCAATTTATCAAAGGAACAGATGGTCGCCATGTAAAGACTAGTAATTATGCTGAGTATTTGGAAGAGATTGCGAAAAAAATCCTGCATACCAAACGATTTCAATATGCGATTTACAGTGATCGGATTGGGGTAGATTTTTTTGAGCATATTGGCAAGCTCCCTAAGCATGTACCTTTAGCCTTGATTAAGCGGGATATGGAGGATGCGCTGGAGGCTCATTCAGAGATTGAGCGAGCAGAGGTTATGGATATTCGATATCTAGAGAATCGAATAGGTTTGAGACTAGAGATTGAAGGGATACGGGGAAAGACTAAGGTGGTGGTAGATATTTGGAAACGTTAGAGCAGCCGCAAATGCCCGTCCTTAGAGAATCTCCAGATGAAATTTATCAACGAATCGTTAATCGCGCCCTTGCCTACGCTGAGGCGAAAGGCCAGACTCCTCCAGCAACAGAAGAAGGGGAGGTTTTTTATGATTTTTGGTACCCTTTAGCAGAAGAAATAGCTGATCAGCAGCTATTATTAGAATACGCTTTTCTTCAGGGCTTTGTTGTGTGGGCAGATGGTGAATTCCTGGAGGCGCACGGCATCGCAGAGGGTGTTGAAAAAAAGATAGGTGAAAGTGACGAGGATTATCGGAAACGTATTATCGATAAAAAACGAACGACAGAAGGAAACGGCCGCACTGAAGATTATGTTAGCTGGGCACTCGCGTTGGACGGAGTAGGTGGAGCTGTTGCTGTTGAGCATGAACGCAGTGACGTATCGGTCGACCTGTACCTAGTGGATCTTGATGGGGTGCCGGTCACTTCTGAATTTGCGGGCAGGATTAGAGGATTGCTTGAAAAAAAGCGAGTAGCTGGTCACGATCTACAGTGTCATTCTGCCGACATTTTCGACATTGAGGTCAAAGTCAGACTCAGTATGGCGGATGATACAAAACGCGATCAAACGATGCTCCTGCTAAAAAAACGAATACAGGACTATGTAAGAAAGCGCAACACCATTGTGTATCAGAAAATGGGCACGCTTTTTTGGGTTGATGGCATTACCGATTACGCTGATTACACGTTAAATGGCGGTACAAGCAATATTACAAAACCGCAAAAAGCCGTCTTTCATGTGATCATGGAGGTTCTGACATGATTCCATTTACGTACCGTGAACGACTGCCTCCCTATTGGTATGAAAACGATGTAGCAGAGATTCATTTTTCGGCAACAGGTCAAGAAAGCTTGTTTCAAAGAGAGAAGATTCAAGACATAGGTCGTCAATTTATTTTGCCGCAGGCTACCTACAGCTTGGATATTTGGGACTGGATTTATTTTAACGAAATCCAAGTGGGAGGCCATGAGGAAAGACGGCTGAATATCATACGAAAACGACTGTCCAGCCTCCCTTTTACGCTCGAAACACTTCGCTCAATCGGCAAAGAAGCAGGGGATCTTACAGAAATTGAAGAGGATTATCTGCAAAAAGAAATAAAATTCCATTTCAAAAACACACGGACAGTTCAAGTAACCCAATTGCTTGAAGACTTCGAGGCAATTCGACCCGTACATGTTAAAAAAGCAAATGTTACACTCTTTGATCTATTCGTTTGGCCTATAAGACATCAGAGGCGCAGCAGGGTTTTATCTCGTTCGAAGTTCCCCGGTCCTTTTTTACTGCCAATAGACGGGACGGCTCCTATCGATGGAACATGGTCGTCTACAGGTAAAGAAATCCTACATCGCATGCGATATGGATACGTAAAGCGTCACCACTTCGGGACGCCTTTTTATTTCCCGTACAGTACCCCAATCCATGGCTGGCCGATCGGATTAGCAGGGGTTCGCTCCTGCCTGCGCGTAACACTTGCTATGCAAGGGAATTTTCATCATCAAAGCAAGCTCCCTATGCGACTGGTACAAAGCGTGTTATTTCCAGGACCTAATTCATTTCCCATCGACGGAACAATCCCGGTAGACGGGAAAATGAGTTTTCAAGGCGGAAGAATTTCAGTAAGAGAGCGGATTAACGTCAAAATAACTCGAATTAGCCATAAGGCAGTGTCACCAGATTGGACAGAAAATGAATGCTATCCCATAAATACCTTGCCTATAGATGGCTCCTGGGCAATCCAAGGAATCGGGGCCACTCCCCTACAGATTGAACAATTTGGCGGCTCCCATAAATCAAAAATTCAAGTACGCCGCAAAGACGGTGTTTGTATAAAAAGGATGGTGATTGTGTAGTGGCACAGCTAACCACGTTGCACGGTAGAAACAGTATGGCGAAGGCTTTCGCGGGAGATGCGGCATTTCCTAAAGTAGCCGGCTTAGCCTTTGGCACAGGGGGGCATGATCCCAGCAACCCCGTAAAGGATAAAGCATTGACTGCTAAACAGGTGGATTTATTTAAAAGGGTCATCGTTATTCCTATCGAGACCCATTCCTATCCAGGGGACGGCATTGTGAGATTCTCCCTTACATTGACACACGACAAGATACCTGGGAATGCTTTCAGTGAGGCGGCTTTAGTAGATGAATCAGGAAAGGCCTTAGCGATTCAGACATTTGGGCTAAAAACGATTGGACCCAATGAGGAATTCTACTATGACTGGGAGGAGGTTTGCTAATGGAATACCAAGGCGAGGCCAGTAAATTAACAGGTAAGATTCAGCTTGTCAGTGAGGACCTATCTAACCCTACGTATTTTACCCCACAATTGGCGAATGAATCTTTCTTGAAGAGGATTGCGAATACGGAGGCAGCGTGTCTTACAAATACGGAGCAGATTGAGCGGACGTTAGGGATGGTTGATAATCTAGCCCAAAGTAAATTAAGCAAAGGTAAATCCTCTTTTGCTGGTAACGGGGTAGCGAAAACAATTGCTCACGGATTAGCTAGTACTCCTACTGCAGTTCTTATCACGGCTAACGAAAATCCTAAAGGATATCTTGGGGAAGTGTGGTACACCGCTGATGCAACTAATCTTAGTGTATTTAACAGTGGTTCAGCTACAACAGCTTTTACTTGGGTTGCATTTAAGTAAGGGGGTGTACTCTTTTGACATTATCTATTGGGGAATTGAAAGAACAAATACAAGTTGCTGGGGATAAAAGTGCTATCGTTACTCGGCTGGATATGCAGGCGTTGAAGACAGCTATAGAAAGCAAGCAAGGTAAAGTAGTAAATGCGTTAAGTTTGCAGACAATTAAAGATGGTATCTCTACAATGATTTTTGAGGCTGATTTATATTTTGCTTCAGAAAGGACTACACATGATGGGATTAATTACATTGGCAAAACGAAACTAAACAAGCTAGGGGAATCTGTGAAACTAAGAGAGTATACCCCAGCACAGATGTCTTTTCTTTTGAATCAAGGTCCTATCACGTTTGATAGCACACTTCAGTATTTTTATATGCAAGGAAACAAATTTGATTTAACTGGACAACTGATAGCTAATATAGGTCAGAGATCAGATATAGATAGTTTGGATAATGTCTATACAGCTAATTCAAAGTACCCTTCTGGCCCTCCATACGAATCTATTTTAACGGTAAAAAAATACACTAGAAATCTAAATTTACTTTGGGAGAAAACAATAACACTAAAGTTTTCTATTCATGAACCAGATAGAATTTGGGTAAATGATAGTTTTGTGGTAATTCAATGCGACCGCACTGAGTTAGTTTTTTTGGACACAGATGGTAACTATCTTTATTCAGACAGAAGAGGTTCAGGTTATTGGACGACTTATTACAATGTATTATCTAAGAAGGTTGTAGATGCGGGAGGTAAGAAAGAAACATATTTTTATAGGAACCTTTTGGATGGTGGTGACTTCTCCAGTGATACAACCTGGAGATACCAAGTAACAGACACTAAAATTACCCCGATATGGCAAAAAAAATACGGAACTAGAGTAGACGATTATGGGCAATGGGCAGTAGATGATAGTAAGGATATTTGTTATATGACAAGGATTATCGGAACAACAACTTATGGATATGAACTTTGTAAGTATGGGAGTGATGGTCAAATACTAGCAACTGCCAAAAACCTGCGAGCAGCTTCCATCTGCATTGGTAAAGATGGTTTTCTGTATGCATTGGGGGAGGACAAATTAATGAAAATAGATAGTTCATTAAAGGTTATGAGTGAAGGCTTAATATTACAAAGATCATCTCATAGTTCTATAGCCATTGCAGAATAGAAGTAAACAAAAGGAGGATTTTTCATGATTTATATAGAGCATGAAAACAGCGTTGTAACGTTTGTACACTATATGCCGTTCGATGAAGTAAACGGATTAGGCAAGAGTTCCGAAGAATTGCAAACAACTGGTCTATTGGTAGATTCGATTCCTCAGCCAGAGGCAAACGGAAAAATTCCTAAGTTATTTATTAATCCAAAAACTCAAGAATTGTGGTATGAGTATACGGATAGACCATTGAGTCCAGAAGAAGAAATTGTACGATTGAAAGCCCAGTTGAAAATTACACAAGATGCGCTCGATGCATTGCTGTTAAAATAGGAGGAATAAACGTGAATAAACTTTATTTTTACTGCATGATGAGATGGGAATCAGGAGCATGGGACGAGGAAGAATTATCAATAGCTGTTTCAAAAGGACATATTACTAAGAATGAAAAAGAGAACATAATATCCACTCAGCAATAACGTCTTTTCCATTCGGAGAGGGCGCTTTTTCATCAGAGAGCTGTTTATACGGCTCTCCAATTACAAAGGCGGTGATAGAGATGCCAGAAGTAAAAAAACCAGACATGCCGCTGTTACGCGAAACAGCCGAAGAGATTTATCAACGGATGTATAATCGAGCGAGTGAACTTGCTCAGGCCCGTGGTGAGACGCCCCCTTCCCCAGAAGAAGGCGAAATTTTTTACGATTTTCACTACCCGCTCGCATTAGAAATATCCGAGCAACAACAATTGGATGAATATCGCTTTTTGCAATGGTATTTACCCTGGGCAGACGGAGAATTTTTGGACGCCTGGGGATTATTTTTAGGTGTGAAGAGAAAAACGGCTGAGCCCGATGATCTGTATCGCCAACGCTTGATTGCTAAGGCGGGAGAAGAGGAAGGTTCAGGGGCTGAGTACGATTACAGGCGCTGGGTAAAGGAAGTACCCAATGTAGGAGAGCTGTTTATCTGGGGTGAGGCACCAAATACAGTGCATATTGCGTTAACCGATCAAAAAGGGCAACCAGCCGATGAAGCTTTAGTAGAAGCTGTAACAAAGCATCTAGCACAGCCAAATAAGCATAGTCTAAACGACAAGCTAGTGGTTCAGGCAGCGAAAGCATTGGAAGTAACAGTCAGCGGAGATTTGCTGGAGTGGGAGTCCTCTGCATCTGTAGATGAAATAAAACAGCAAATACAAGCTGACATTGTGGAATATATCAATAAGCAGAGTAAGAAGATTCTTTATTCTGAAATCTATCGCTTGTTTAAGGTAGCTGGTGTGGTAGATTATCGGAATGTTTCGTTAAATGATGCTCAGAAAAATATTGATCTCACCTTTTCAACCATACCGATTGTGAAAAATGTGACGGTGAGTACGCCATGACGATGATTCCAGAAAAATATCGGGCGATGCTGCCACCCTATTGGTATGAGAATCAGGCAGCGGTGCATCATTTTGAGGCAGGAGAAGCTGAGAGAGAGTACCAACAGGCTCGCAAGCTAGACTTAGAGCGGCAAATGATGATCACAACAGCTACATGGGGACTGCCGTATTGGGAGGATATGTTTCAGGTTACTCCCAAGCAGGGAGATTCCTATGAGACGCGACGTGCACGTGTCATGGCAAAGTATCGGGAGCGTTTGCCCTTTACGCCAGCGTTGGCAGAGAGTATTACCAGACTTTTTATCAAAGAACAGGCAACTGATCACGTTCTCATAGAGGAAAACCCAGATACAGGCTATTTCTATATCTCGGTTCCCATATGGTCAATTTATGACGTTGCCTCGTGGGTGCATGATATTCATAAGCGAAAGCGAGTCCCACATGTGTTTATGCCGCAGTTGGCAGTGTCAGACGAGATTCTGTTTCATGAAAGAATTACAATCAACCAGAAACGTTACCACAGGGTGCATGAGTTTCGAGCTGGTATGACTCCTCTTAAAGATCAAGATGAGGTGGTGATTTGATGGATAAAGCTTATTTGGCACGAGTTGCGGAGGACTTAGCAACTCGTGCCGCAAGTCTCATCGTAAACAATCAAACGGTTCAATTGAGGTCTGCCAAAAGAGAAGGAAGAAAGCTTGTAGTCATAACGGAGCCGGTTAGCGGAATCACGAAGGTATCTTCCTTAAAACTACTAGATGAGGCAGGCAATCTTATTACGGAAAGAATGGCTAATGTAGATGTGTTAAGTGATCAATCATTAGAATTTCGGTTTGAATTTGAAGTGAGAGGAGCGAACGACTGATGCCCTATAATCCTAAACTAGATTGGAACTATGACGATCCTGTCATGGAAACGGATATCAATAGATGGGAAAAAGGAATAGACGATGCGCACAAGCTGCTGGAACAGCATACAGTGGCTATTTCGGCTTTACAGATTGATGTGAAGACGATAAAAGATGCGGTGTTTAACAACTTTACGGATAATGTTTTTTTTGAGAACTTTGCAACACTGGACGATATCAAACTATCTGAGGGCTGGTATGACGAGGCTAACAAAAGGTTGGTGGTATAGTGGCTGTTATAAAAAAACTTGAAAAACAATTCGATGAACTTTCATATAGTTCCCAGACCCAGACATTAACCATACCAGGTTTAAATAATATTAAGTCTGTAAAAGTTAACACTGGAACCGTATCTTTTACAGTAAATGGTTCGATAGTAACTTTTAATTTATCAAGCGGCTCCTATACACGAAGAGTTCAAACAGGTGGCTCCTATACACCGCCTGATAGTAAAGAGGTAACTACTACTCAGGAATATATTACAAGTCATCCAAACTATTCTTTTCCAAGTAGCATTTCCTACAATAGCGGTGGTTATACTGGAAATCTCAGTAAGGATGGAAGCCCAGATAAAGTCAATCTTTCCCCTGGGGCCGCAGTGTTTATTTATCAATATACGCAAAAATATCGTGGTACAGTAACTAAACCTGGAAGTGATACGAGAACCTATGCCTATTATTATCAATATACGGTAACTATCGAGTATTCCGATAACTCTAATCCGACTATCGTACTCACGTCTCCAACCAACAACCAAACCCTAACCGAAAACGCTACGTTAAACATCCAAGGCACCGCCTCCGACACCGACAAAGACAACGTAGTCACAATAAAATACCGCATCAACAACGGCACCACAAGGGCGTTGCAATCCGGAGTATCCAACGGGAGCACGCCTATTTCTTTTGCCAAAACGCTAACATTCAGAACCAAACGTCTCTATGACGGCACCACCGATCTCACAGGCTCTGATTTAGCCGAAAACACCGATCATACCCTAACCATCTGGGCAGAGGACGACCAAGGCGGTAAATCACCCGAGGTGACCCGCAAGTTCCGAGTCGTCCACAATCGCCCTCCTGTTATCAATGGTCAAAACGAAGACCTCGGTGTATTTAGCGCTATCCCGTCGAAAACATACACCGTCACAGAGCCAGAGGGTGACGCGTTTACCATCACAGAAAAAATCAACGGCAAGGTGATTCGCACGTTCGCTGGAACTGACAGCAAAGAAAACACCGCAACAATCCCATTGGACACATGGTTACGCCTCTCCTTGACAGCGGTACACACTCTTACAATCGAGGCAACCGACAGCAAAGGCATGACCTCGACTCGATCGTATACCTTCCGACGATCAGCCGACAAGATAGCGTTTGCTCTAGGGAAACCATTCGGTACCGACATAGCTGCCAAACGCATCTTAGTGACAATTGACGCGACGATTCCTGCCGGTGCCGATTACAAAGCCGAGGTGTGTAACAACGCGTTCGACGAGTTGCCGACATGGGAAGACGCGACCAACCATGTTAAATTCAACCGAGGCTTCATTTTCACCAACAAGGAAAAAACAGCAGAAAAATGGGGCGTTAGCGTACGTTTTTCATTCACTAGAGGAACAGCAACTGAGCCAGTTATCGTAAGAGGATTCGGAGGTGCATTCGATTGATCCTGACTAAACCAAAAGCATTATCTCAAATTGAGAAGGAGAGGGAGCAGGAACAATTGCCCATCCAGACGTTAGGCCAAGAACTTGCAATGCAGAAAGTGGAGTTGGCACAAAAAGACATCTTGATCCAGACTTTAGGCCGCGAGATTACTGGTCTAAAGCTTGAATTAATTCAGATAAGGGGTGGCGCGTAAATGGAATTTTGGAGAATCGCATATCAGTATAAATGGGTGACCGCGGAGCAATTACGACTAGCCGTTAAAACGGAAAGTAACCCGTATGGAGAGATCACACCGGCCGATTACGAAGAGATTACCGGAATCAAATTCTAGGAGGGTGCGCATGGGAGAACACGACACTGTATCAATTTTACAAGACGTACGGGAGCGCATGGTCCGAGTGGAAGAAAAGGTCGACCACTTATCGCGTGACCGTGAAAAGCTCGAACAAGTACACGACAAAGCACGGGAAGCACTAGCGTTGGCCCAAGAAAACGCTCGTGACATTGCGGAAATCAAATCGGATTCGCGCCGAAGCTGGGGCGTAATTATCGGGATGGGAACGAGTTTTATCGGGTCCATCCTTATTTATTTTCTAACGAAATGAGGTCGAACATATGACGAAGCAAGAACGGCTAATCTCGCTAATAGCACCGCATGTAGTCGGACGCTATCCGTGCCCGTCCGGCGTTATCGCGCAGCTCATACTAGAGGTCGGATGGGACTTACGGACACCGCGCGATATGGTTACGGGGCACGAGTCGTACAATCTCGGCAATATCAAAGGAACGGGGCCGGCTGGTAGCGTTACGATCTTGACCACGGAATATTATTCGGCGGCGGACGTAGCGAAGGCTCGGGCCAGCGGTGATCTCGTAAAGATACTCGGCACTTCCGGTGCCAAGACGAAGGTACAAGTAAAGGCTCGGTTCCGAGCGTACAACAATTACGGCGAGGCCATCGACGACCATTTCGCTCTGCTGAAGAAACCGCGCTACGTAAATGCGGGCGTGTGGAAAGCGAAGACACCACGGGAGTTTGCGGAGGCAGTCAAACGGGGCGGGTACGCGACTGACCCTAATTACGTTACGTTAATTATGTCGATTGTAAACGGAAATAAGTTAGCCCGTTTTGATAAGCCGGGGGTCCCGGTACCTATAATGAAAATCGAGGAGGCGGTAAGCTTGGCGTTAAAAGAATGGCAATTCGAACTCGCTGATAAGTCGATAGATAATCTCGCGGCACAGGAATTACTGTCGGATGCGGCCGAATGGAAGGAGCGTTTACGGAAGGAGCCGCAGAAGGTAATCGAGGACATGCCGTGGCTGGTCTTCGTACTAGCAGATCGGGTATGGAGAAAGGTAGGTGCATAACGTGGAACTTACGTATGACATCGCGACGTTGGCCGCAATCGTGGCGGCTTTGACTGGAATCGCGAAAGGATTCGGGGTGCCGACGAAGTACGCTCCGTTGGTAGCGATTGTGCTTTCGGGCGTGTTCGTGTTCTTACCGGACGGGGCGCTAAAGACGAATCTATTGACTACGGTTGTGGTCGGACTGACGGCGGCGGGTGCATATTCGTATGTTAAGCCGGACAGTAGCGAGGGGAAAAAGTAGATAGCTCTAGTTAACCTTGAACCAGACTGAATCTAACCATATAAAGAATGACTGCCCACTTATTGGCCTAATGGCTGGTAGGTGGGCGATTTTTTTGTTGCATGTTCCCGTTATGTTCGCATGTAATAGGAACAAATGTTCTACTTCAACAGAGGGCGGCGGTCATTATGCTGGATTTGTTTGTTGAGACGATAAAACCTATCTCTCACACTCAATTAGAGGACGTACAGTATATCATCAACGATTCTATAAACAACAACAGGCCACTATTGGTTATCTGGTCGGATCAATCGGGAGCCCATACGTCATGGGGCTGGATCGCGGCTAATGATAACGAACAAATCAAGCTATTGACGGACTGGAGCTCACATACGATCCGCGTCAATCAAATCGTTGACATCATCGTATCACCTAACCTAGACTTGATAGATTGGCTATGGACGGAGGATGAGTTTTACTATGCAAAAACGAACAAAGATTAACGACCTATTCGGCTCCATGCGTATGGTATTGCCGGAACAACGCGAATGGTATCTAAAGCACCGAAGAGAGCTATCGTTACTACCGAAGCCTGATCTCGATCATGACGAAGTCATGGCGATTAACTATAGGCTGACGGAAAGTAAACGTTATAACATCGAGATAGCCGTTAAGTATTGGCGGGAAGTCTCCGAGAATGGAGGCGAGTTCCTGACGGTGAGGGGCGTTGCCAAGTCGTTTGATACGATTATGAAGCAGGTAAGGATCGAGGAGGAGAACGGGGATTGGACGTGGGTGGATTTCGGGAACATTGCGAGCGTTGTGTGA